CATTTTGCTATTGGGGTTTCCAAGAGTTTTATTATCTATTTTACCATAATATATGCATTGTGTATTTACCGGGAATTGTAAAAGAAGCGTTGCTTCTAATAATTTTTCCTTTTCTTTTTGAAATTGTGTTACTTGATTTTCTATTTGTTCTTCTTTTTTTTCCAACTGTTTTTTTAATTCACTAGTTTCTTCATTCACAACTTCTTGTAACATTTCCTCCATTTTCATATAATAGTCATGTATTTCATCCGCTTTTTTTGTACCAGCTTTCAAACAAAAAGATTTGAACGTTTTTATAGTTAACATAAATGTTTCTTTATTGTGACCACCTTTGGTGTGAGTTGTTTGCTTAACCTGCAGGTTAAGCAATTTATAGTCTAAATCAATAGTAAAATTTTTTTCTAATAATACTTTTGCCTTTTGTTTTGTAGAAAACCCAAGCCAATTCCAAATATTATCTAAATCAACGACAAAATCTTTTTTAGAATCATAATTTAAAAAACAATAAAAACTTGCCACAAATAATTGCTGTTGACTTTCCGTAAAAGTATTTTTCATTTTGACTAATAATTTATTATTATAATCCGGGGTAAGTTTTATAATTGGGTTATGCTCTATTAGACTTACGATATTAAGCTCTTCCATTTATTATAAACATACTTATGTAAATATCTTTATATAATTTTTCAGATAATTGCTTTCGCTTTCATAATCAAAAGCAATCAATTCCACTAATTAAAATGAACCACGATTTCAACCTTTTCTTTTTTAATGCTTTTTGTAGCGGAAACTGACAGCTCTTCACGTTTCTTTCGCGTCTTTGAATTATCCTGCACCGCCAATTCCTTACGTTTAGAGGTGCTGTTACGGTTATTCATGTCCTTTTCAATGGTATCATAATTTTCATCAATATAATCAATGACTTTATTTTCAAGTGACCACTTAAAAAAGTTCAATTGTCCGATAGTGGTCTCAATACATGTGCCATCTTTATATGGAATGCTTATCCTATCCCAGCGACAAAAAGGGTCAAAACGTTTTTTGCTATAAGCTTTTAGCTTCAATTTATAATCACAATACACCTTAAATCGTTTGACAAAATCGCCATTATCATTTGTAATATCAAAGAGTGTATAATTTTTTTTGGCATAGTTAGTGGTGAACCAATCCACAATACGGAGAGAAATCTTACATTCCCCTGTAATAATTTTCAACATGCGTCGTAAATAGTCTTCATTTTTATAAAAATCCATTAAATTCGTGAGTAATAAATCATTTTGGGTACTATAATTTAAATTCATAGTCATTATGTAGTTTCTAATAAAATTGTTTAAGTTGTTTTAAACGGTTAACATTTAATTATTTTTTTATTACTTTTTATTAATTTATTTATTATATTTTTTACACTAATGCAAATAAAAAATATATTTTGGTATTGTAATTGTTATCGGCAATTGTATCATTTAATTTAATTTAATTGCGTCATTCACATATTACTTTTAATTATAATTTCATTTATTTATCCACGAAATCCTTTTTTAAACCCTTTGGGTGCAATTTGTTGTTGACTCTTTGTTCCTGTGCGTCAGGGTTTTATTCTTTTTCTATGTCCGAACTCTTGCTGATTTTTTGCTATTATTATATCCTCTTTATGCGAATAATTTTTATGTTTATGATTCGTATTCGTATGGGAAGTAGTTTTTTCATCGTCATCTAAAAAATCTTCTAAACAAACACGACGAGAAAAGGGTTTAGATTGGGGTTCCGAATTTTCAACCATTTATATTATTTATATTATAAAAACAAACTATTTAAATAAGTTTATTCCATACTCATTTTTTCACGTTCTAACGTAGTATTTACTGGTTTTAGAAAAGTATTGCTCACAGAGATGTCGTTTGCGTAATTGTTTTCGCTCATAAAAGGATTAAACCCGATTTGTTGTGTCATTGCTCTATCTGCCATTTTATTATCTAGTTCTTCTCTCTTGTTAGTATTACTAAACCCATTATAAATATCTTGATTTAAAATATCCCATGTATTTTCATCGTGATTTAAGGCTGATGTATATGCAGAAACTTCAATTTCTTTTATAAATGAGTCATGTGCCATTGGTTGTGTTTGTGTGGAAGGTTGACTTTCAGTCTGTTTCATAGGTCTTCTAGATTTAGGATAAGATTCATTTTTGGACCATTTCCATTCAATATAAGAGGTCATACTAATATAGTATTTTATTTATCATAAAAATAAACACAATATATCATATATCCAAAAAATAACACAAAAAAATATACAATAATAACCCTTTAGGTTTGATTTTCTTTTACAATACGTAGCTGTTTAGTAAATAAAAAATCCCCCTTTTGTCTCCTCTTTCTTTTTAAATTGCAATCTAAACAAGCCAGAACATAATTATCTTTATTATGTCCTTGTTCATTATTATCCCGATCTATTGTCCATTGTTTTCCTTCTCTCACATGTTCATACAAAATGTGCATTTCTTCGTGGCAATAATAGCATATTAATTGTGTATCAATCATTTTTTGTATAACATCTGACAATAACACAAAATGTTCAGTTTCAAATATCTTCTTTTCAATATCTTGTTGTTTATATCCATATAGTTTTCTCTCTAATTCTTTCAAAACCCATTTGGATTCGTTAGAATATTCCTTCCCATTTTTTTGACAAACACAAATATCATCCAACAATTGCAACTGTTTTTCATTTTGCAAATAATAATCAGGAGAGAAATTCCATTTTTCAGTAACAGCTCTTTTTTTAGGATCTGTTTTTTTTGAAATTAATTTTTTCAGTTGATATTTATTATTTATTCCGCAGATGGTTATTTTTCTCTCTTCATTGGGGTTTTCTATAATAGTTTCCATATATTTTATAAACATTAATATTATAAAATATATACATAAACAAATGAGCATATAGTTATATTTCCTATTTTTAATATATTAAAAAAACTGAGTTAAACTTAAACAGATATAGAATATATATATATAATAAACATAAAACATGGAAGAAAAACTCTTAGAACAACCTCACGAAGAATGTTTGGAATTAAAAAATATAAAATACAAATCTATGTTATTAAATGGGAGTGTATTAAAAGAAACAAAAAATGCGAACAATTTGAATTCGCTTGATAGTTTCTTAGAAAATGAAAAAAATAATAATGTGAATGAGCCCTGGAGCAAATTAGACAAGACAATTAAAACAAAAAAATTATTAGAATTTGTGGATATTTATAAAAAAGCAAATGAATTAACCGATGAAGATGAAAAAATATTAGTTCATTTCTTCAAAGATTGCTTAGATAGAAAAAAACTACAACGTGTAAAAGATGTGACATATGATAAAGAAACCGGCACTATCAAAGAGATTCCATCACTTACTTATATAAAAGCGTCCAAACATTTTACATTGAAAAATTTAGATAAACGAGTTTCTACCCATAAATCGCTGACACCTAAAAAAATACTTAATGGAACTATTAAAAATAAAACAGTGCCTATTGAATTACATGAACCGGAAGTATGAATTATGAATCATAAAGATTGAACAATATATATACTGTATAATACATAAATACTATTTTATATATTATATAATTATGACTTATTTATATGACATAGAAGACTTGCCAAATAAAATACATGAACTTGTGGCAGAAAAAACAGAATCCATATTTAATGATGAAAATACTCTTGAACTTGTTGAAACGTTATTGAATATAATGAAAGAATACATAAATGATAATTCCCACACGGTTATGGAAGAAGATTTTGAGGAAGTTTTCAAAGAAGACATTCTAGAATTGCTGCATATTCATTTTGAAAATGATATTTTTTTAGATGAAGAATTAGAAGAAGATTTGGAAGAAATATTAGATTTTACATTTGATATTTTTTTCACTACAATACATCATTCACGTTCTTTACAAAATACAAATGAAAATACAAATACAAATGCGAATACAAATACAAATACAGATATACCCAAAGGCATAAATACAGATGTCCAAAAAAAAGATATAAATGAAATGAATGCACTAGAAAAACAAATCAATTATTTGCGTGGCAAACCACAACCCGCACAGCGAACAGATGCATGGTACCAATTTCGGTATAATTTAATTACTGCAAGTAGTGCTCATAAAATTTTTGAAAGTCAATGTTGTATTAATCAACTTATTTATGAAAAATGTCAACCATTAAAAATTGTTGGGGAAGAAAAATCTAGCATGGTAAATGTAAATACCTCACTTCATTGGGGCCAAAAATACGAACCATTATCTGTATTACTGTACGAAAATATGTATAATACAAAAATAGAAGATTTTGGTTGTATTCAGCATGATGCGTATAGTTTTTTAGGGGCTTCGCCAGATGGGATTAACGTGGATAAATCATCAGCACGATTTGGAAGAATGTTAGAAATAAAAAATGTGGTATCACGCGTAATTACGGGAGTCCCCTTGACGGCATACTGGATTCAAATGCAATTACAAATGGAGGTGTGTAATTTAGATGAATGTGATTTTTTAGAAACAAAATTTGCAGAATATGAAAATGAAAGTGATTTTTATAATGAGGTCTCTCCTGAAAAAACAAGAGGTGTCATTATGTATTTTAATACATGTGAATCTAAACCATATTATGTATATAAACCATTAAATATTACAACACAATATGAAATTGTGAAATGGGAAGAAGAGAATTTGGATTTATTTCAATCTTCTCTCCACAAAATGACTTGGATAAAGAATATTTATTGGAAATTGGAAAAATTGAGTTGCATATTGGTATTACGAAATCAAAAATGGTTTCAAGATAATATTACTCAAATGGGAGATATTTGGAAAATCATTGAGAAAGAAAGAATCACCGGATGTCAGCATAGAGCACCAAATAAAAAAAATAAGGGAATTGTTGTTAAAAAACAATATCCACAAACAATTCCGGATTTTCAGGGCTGTTTTATAAATTTAAAAAAGACGTCACCAATGCTAGATGATAATCCAGATGAAGAACAGCTCCGAAGCCAACTAAAGACAGTTCAACCCCAAACTATCCAACCCAAAACCATAGTAATTGATACAGAAACAATTCGCGAAAGAAAAATGAGTATGTAATGTCGCGGGTGGATAATGACATACATCATAATTCAAAATCGCAATTAAATTATATATTGTATTGCATATAATATCAGGCAAATGTATCTTCATAAATATGGACAAGTTCTGCTATTTTTTCACAAACCTGTTTCATTTGATTATGGTCATCCATGATTATTTTGATATTTATTTGAGTAAGTGAATTTATATTTTTTATTTTTAATGTAAAATGTAAATGATTTTGTTTTTTTCCCCAAAAAGAATCTTTGCGAGTATCATACCCAAAGACATACAACCCACATTCCACAAGAATAAAATTCATCACATCATACAAATGTCTTTTTTCAACATTGCATTGCATATTAATTCTTGTTGCGTGTTTTTTGGAATGTTCACGAATGCGTTTCTGTTTATTCGGAGTTGACATAAGACTAGATGGGTGGATAAGACTAAGTTGGGCTTTTTCAGGGATAGGAATATCTGCAATGCGCTCCATTGTGTTAGTAAATCTATTGTGATACATGCTTTGTTTAAGTGAATCTATTAAACTGTATGAAAAGTATTTCATTTTTTTATTTATTTTTTATTTAAGAAGCCCACATTAAAATTTTATTTGGAGTATATTGGATAGATATATATTCGGGACAAGGGTTTTCTTCCATAATAACTTTATTATTAATTTCATGCAAATATATCCAAAAATCTTCTACAGTTTCGTATTTTGTTGAATATGTACGTGCATTGTTCACATTATTTAAATTGCCACTAAATTTGGGTCTGCGAAATATATTAGGTTGGACAATCTCAAATCCATGTATCTTGCGAATGAAAATACATAGCAAAGAGAAGAGGAAGAAGTTCACACAATGTTTCATGTTTTATGGTATTCTTTAAAAGGTTGATATAATATATTATGCATATAAAATGATTGGATAAAAGTATTTCATTTTTTTCATAAATCAAATTAAATTTATAATATATATTATACATACATATTATACATAAACATTATGAGTTATCAAGACATTGGAGGATTAATTGTAACAGAAATTGTTGGTGATTTTGGATTTCAGTATTTTGCAAATAAAGGAGGATTGCTTTTTTTCTCAATAGGATTAGCTGGGTATGTTGGTGTTCTTTATTTTTTGATTCGGTCCTTGCAAGGATCTACTATTTTATTAGTGAATGGTGCTTGGGACGGATTAAGTGCATTAATAGAAAGCATTGCAGCAATGGTTTTTCTTAAAGAATATTTCACAGACCCAATGCAATATGTTGGGTTATTTTTTATTATTTTAGGGTTATTCTGTTTGAAACTTCCTTTAACACGCAAAAATAAATTTATATTTCCAAGTTTTATGCCTACGAAAAAGTAGAAATGTAAAAATAGAAATATAAATGTAAAAATAAAGAACACCTATTTATTATAATTAAAATTAATACATAATATTCGCATATTCTTGTCTATAAGGGAGTAAATTGATTGAGGTATCAAAATAATTAACTCTTGTGCCTTTAGTAGGGATTTTTGCAGGAGGAAGAGGAAATACATAATTAGACTGTACTTGGTATTCTTTATACAAAGCACCACATACATCTGACGGCATACATCTCCCAGTATCTGGATTATTGGAAAACTTTAAATTATTTGTAAATTGATTAAATGATCCCACTTCAAAAATTGGATAATGCCACCAAATACGACTGCCTTGGTCAGCAGATACACCATTCTTTTTTGTGCTAGGATAACTCTCTTGTAATAACACACTTTTTTGAGCACATGGATATTTACCTCGTGCACCTGCTAAATGATAATTGCTATAATTTTCAATAGAAGAAGTCCCTAATATATTATATAAAGATGGGAATGCAACAGCAAATAATAAAATAAAACATAAAAAGACTACTTTATTCATATATATACATTATATACATTAATATTTTTATGATATTCATTTTTATGA